GGTCTTTTTTAATCCTAATTTTATTTTTTATTGGAGGTCCTTTTTAATCCTAATTTTATTTTTTATTGTAGAAAAAGAAGCGCCGTCATAAAAACTGTTTTGTTTTTATTACATTTGATTTTAAAGTATATAAAAATAAAATAGTTTATGCTCAAAAATAGTTATCATAAAATAAACAATAAAATCAAAAATTAAAAAGAATCATGATATTCGATATCAAATAGAAGATTGGAATCAATATTAAATTTTATATTCCAAATAAATTCCTTTATCACTATACAATTTTGAAATTAATATATCATCAAATATATACTTTAAACTTTTTGTGTTATAGTCACCTTTAATTTTTATAATAATTTCAGACATTCTTTAATTGAGTAATTTAATTTCTTATTTCATGTTGAACGAATTTTATTTTGTTTATAAGAAATTAATATATAAATAGGTATTAATTTTCCAAAATTTTTGATTATTAAATCAGAAAGTGGAATAACATTCCAATCAATTTGATTTTTAATAAATGCCAAACTATCCATTTCTGTATCAGAAAAATTTCTAAGAGAAATTATTTTAAAATCTAATAATTCTGAAAATTCTTTAATAAACGAAATATTTAAAACATGACATTTACTTATATATTTCCAATTTAAACCATAGCTAAAATCTTTTAACATTACGTTATTTAATTCAGGATCTTGAGAGTATTTTAAAAAATCAATTCTAGATAATAAAGTAATGTATTCTCTACATCTAACATTTATGATGTCTTTAAATTCTGAATAAAGTATCGGAAAAGTATAAAAATCTAGTGTTTCACATAATATTTGCTCTTGAATTTCTTTTGGCAAACGTTTTAATTTTTGCATTAATTACTAATTACTAATTACTATTAAAAAATAAAAATAATTTCAGGCGCCTGAAATAGCAACAGCTAATTAAAATTATTTTAGTGTGTAATTTTAACTTATGAAAAATAATAGGGCAAGTACAATTACAATAAAACCAAAAATATTAAAAACTTCTGAAATTAATAGGAAAAGTATGTATCAAAATGCAAAAGTTACTCTAAAAAGAGTATCTATTGTACTTCCTGACCGTATACCATCTGCATTTTGGATATTTTGCTTTTTTTCATTTGGAATAATTGGTTTAGTTACTTATTTTGTTTATTTTAGACAAAATTTAAAAAATTTAACTGGTGCAGATCTTACTGATTTTAAAAGAAATGAAAATTTAGATGACAAGAAATTTTGATTTAAAAAATAATATTAGCAATTACACTCTACTCCAAATCAAACAACGAGGAGGACTAACCAATATAAATTTTGATTTACAGATTTAAATTGGGGCTAAACAGTGCATTTTACTACTTATCCATTATTGGTTTAAATTAAATTTAAAGTTTTACAACCTTTTATAAAACCATAAAAGGAAATCCTACTAGTAAGGACTATAATGACTGTCACAATAAAGTGATTACTTTAGAAATTCAAGTTTTAAATAAATAATTTTAATTTTTAAAATGCAAGTAATAAAACGAAATGGAAATTCAGAATCAGTTTCATTTGATAAAGTAACAAAAAGAATTGAAAATTTATGTGGAAAAGACACTAGATTCACACAATTAAAAGAAATAGATGTTCTTGATTTGGCTAAAAATATTATCATGACAATTTTTGATGGAGTTAGTACAGTTGAACTTGATAATCAAGCTATTAAAGCTTGTATGTCTGCAAATATTTCAGAACCAGAATATGGCGAATTGGCAAAAAGATTTTATGTAAGTAGTATGCACAAATCTTCTACATCTACTTTTTACGAAACATCTAAATTGCTTTATTCCTCGAATTTGTTAAATCACTTGGTAATGAAAACAATAGAAGAAAATAAAGACAAAATCAACTCTGAAATAGTTACTTTTAGAGATTACAATTTGGATTATTTTGGATTAAAAACATTGGAAAAGAGTTATCTTATTAAAACACAAGATATTATGGAAACACCACAATATCTTTTTATGAGAGTTAGTTTGGGTTTGTATAAAAATGACCTTTCAGAAGCTTTCAAGACTTATCATAGTCTTTCTCTTAAATTATTTACACATGCATCTCCTACATTATTTAATTCTGGTACAATAAGAGAACAAAATAGTTCTTGTTTTCTTCTTGGAACAGAAGATAGTCTTGAAGGTATTATGAAAACTTATACTAGTTGTGCTTACTACAGTAAATGGGGTGGAGGTATAGGAATACATGTTTCTAATATTAGAAGTAAAGGATCTCTTATTAGAAAAACAAATGGAAAAAGTGATGGTATTATTCCAATGTTAAAAGTTTACAACGAATTAAGCAAATACATCAATCAAGGCGGTAAAAGAAATGGTTCATTTGCAATGTATTTAGAACCACATCATGCAGACGTATTAGATTTTTTAAAAATAAAAAATGGAACAACGGATCAAGCACTTGCTTGTAAAAATTTATTTACAGCTCTTTGGATTTCAGATCATTTTATGGAATGTGTTAGTTCTGATTCTGATTGGTATCTCATGTGTCCTGATGCGTGTCCTGGTCTTACAGATACTTTTGGAGAAGAATACACTAATTTATATAAAAAATACGTATCAAAAAAAAAATATGTTCAAAAAATTTCTGCAAGATATTTATTTAAACAAATGCTGTCTGCTCAAACACTTTCTGGAAGCCCTTATGTTTTATTTAAAGACTCTATTAATATTAAAAATAATCAAAAACATTTGGGGACCATAAAATCATCAAATTTATGTGTTGCACCAGAAACCAAAATTTTAACATCTAATGGATATTTTACAATTTCAGAATTAAAAGATCAAAAAGTATCTGTATGGAATGGTTCTGAATTTTCTGAAACTATTGTAAAACAAACTTCTGACAATTCAGAATTAATGAAAATTACTACAAGTTCTGGGTCTGAAATTGATTGTACTTTGTATCACCGTTTTTATGTTAAAGATAAAGGAATTGTAGAAGCTAAAGATCTTAAATTAGGTGATACATTAATTAAATGCGAATATCCAGTAATTGAATTTGGAGATACTTTAGAGTATGCATATACTCATGGATTTTTTAGTGGTGATAGAACTAAATTTAAGGATAAAAATACATTTAGAATTTCTTTATATGGTGAAAAAATGAAATTATTAAATGACTTGCATTATAAAAACTCAAGTGAATTAGAAAATATTCAAGGAAAAAAGATAGATGTTTATTTATATAAAAAAGACAATTATTCTAAAGATTTTGTCCCTATTAATTACAATTTGAATTCAAAACTAGAGTGGTTGGCTGGTATTTGTGATTCTGATGGATGTGTAACTAAAAATACAGGTATTCAAATTTCTAGTATTGATTTTAATTTTTTAACAAATATAAAGTACCTATTACAAACACTTGGATGTGATCCAAAAATTTCATTAATTCATCTTGCAGCTGATCGTTTGCTTCCTGATACAAATAGAAATTTAAAAATGTATTCATGCAAAACCAGTTATAGGTTATTATTAACATGTTGTGATTTAAATGTTCTTGTAAAATTAGGATTTTCACCAAAAAGATTAAATTTAGAAAATATGGTAACTCTAGAAAAAGATAGAAGAACATATATTACTATTACTAAAAAGGAATTTACAAAAAGAGTTGATAAAACTTATTGTTTTACAGAACCAAAGAAAAATTTAGGTATCTTTAATGGGATAATTACAGGTCAATGCGCAGAGATCTGTTTGTTTTCAGACTCTGAAAATCATGCAGTTTGTAATTTAATAAGTATCTGCTTATCTCAATATAATAATAGTGGCAAATTAAATATTGAAAAATTGGAGCAAGCAACAAGACAATCTGTAAGAAATTTGAATAAAGTAATAGACAACAACTTTTATCCAACTCACGAATCTAAAAAAACAAATTTAGCTAATAGACCTATAGGTATAGGAGTACAAGGACTTGCAAATTTATTTTATGACATGAAAATTGATTTTACATCAAAAGAAGCCAAAAAAATGAATTTGCTTATTTTTGAAACAATTCAGTATTATGGTCTAGATGAATCTTGTGAATTGGCTAAACTTTATGGAAAATATCCAAACTTTAATAACAGTCCAGCTAGTAAAGGAATTTTTCAACATAATATGTGGGAAATAGATGAATCTAAATTAACTTATAACTGGGAAAATTTAAGAAAAAAGGTACTTTTATATGGATTAAGAAATAGTACAATTACAGCTCTTCCTCCGACAGCTAGTACTTCTCAAATTATGGGGAATTTTGAATCTTTTGAACCTATTACTAGTAATATATTTGTTAGAAATACGTTGAGTGGTTCATTTCCAGTTATAAATACTTATCTTGTAGAAGATCTTAAAAAATTAAATTTATGGAATAAAAAAATCAAGACAAATTTAATTTCTGAAAATGGTAGTATTCAAAAAATTTTGGAAATTCCTATAAATCTAAGAAATTTGTATAAAACTGTATGGGAAATTCCTCAAAAGGTATTAATTGAACTTTCAGCTGAAAGATCTCCCTTTGTATGTCAATCTCAATCCTTGAATTTATACATGAAAGATCCAGATCAAAACAAATTGTATAGCGCATTATTTTATGGGTGGAAATTGGGATTAAAAACTGGAATGTATTATCTAAGAACTTTTAGTAGTACAGATCCTATTAAATTTACTGTAGATGAAGAAATTTGTTTAAGCTGTAGTGCATAAAATAAATAAATATTTATAAAATATTATGTTTTTGTATCTTAATTTTGACTTATAATTAATATAAAGAAATATCAAAAACCTTATTCTTTACCACGTTTTATGAGACCTTCAATTCTTTTTTGCAAAGAAATTTTTTTATAAATTAATATTAATATTAATGGTAACATATCAAGAATTGAGATTGCAAAAATCCCTTTTAAAACATATAGAAAAAAAAGTAAAAATAAACGATATCAAACTTTCTGAAACAGAAGAGAAAAAAGTTATAAATCCCAAAGAAAAGAAAAAATTAAAAAAAGTTTTAAAAAAAAAATATGGTGAAAAACTTGCAAATTATCTTTTTTATTTAATAATTTTTTTTGGTTATGGTTATATTTTAACAAATAAAGCTATTTCTTATAAAAATTCTATATTAAATGATCCAAACAATTTTTATTCTATTTTGAGTAATACTTTACAAGAAGAAGGTACAAAAAAAATCTGGGGTGTTAAAAATCCATTATTAGAAATGTTTTTGGGTTATTATTTGAATGGTCTTTCTATTAAACAGCATTTTTTTCCAGAAGTTGTAGATTATACAAATTATCTAGACAAATTAAGTCATTTTAAATTTTTAACACAATACAACAAAGGAAACGTGAATGGGCATTCTAATTTTCCTGAAGCTGAATTGAATGAAAAACAAATATTTATTAAAGCTATAGAATTTGAATATAAAAAATATATGGATAATAATAATCCTCATTTTTATGAAGATTACGTTACATTTTTAGTAGGTAAAATTGTAGATTACTATAGTTTACCTAGTATTTATTTAAAAGACCAAGTAATAGAAAAACCGCCTGTTAGAAGAGGTAATCCAAGATTACCTAGAACAAAAAATTACTTTGAAATTGTAGTAGACTGGTTTTCTAAAAAACCAGCACAAAGAAATGTAGCTGATGAATTTGACAAATATTTTAAATAAAATAATTATAAATTAACAAATTAAATAATACCATGAATTACCAATTAAAACAATTTAAAAAAGCAAAAAGAAAAGGAAAAATTGGAATATTTAAAAAGAATAAAAAAGTATTTAAATTTTGATTTACTTTTAATGATTAGAAAATATTATTTTGATTTTCTTTTAATGATTGAAAAATATTATTTTAAAATAATGCGTAGAATAAATTATGGGTTACTTTTTATTCAAAAGGGATGAAATGTTGTCAGCATGCTTATGCGGTACCTAAATAAAAAATAAATACAAATATACTTTAAATGTATCTTAATTTAGACTTGTTATTTAATATAAAAAAATATAGATTTTCCTATCTTTATAATAGCGATTTATTTCTTGCAGCTTATTTTCCATTTCCATTAAGTATTTCATACAAAACAACCACAAGAGATTTATATAAAAAATGTTTTGCTTTTGATAAAATTGATAAAATTAAAAAAATTAAAATTGATGTTAAAATAGTTAAATTAAACAGTCATCAAGCTTTTATTAAAAGGAAACGTAAATTCATTCCAAAATAAATTTAATTTTAGACTCAAATTTTCATTCAAATTTGTAATGTTTTCTATTATTCCTATAATAGATACATTAGAAGTCATTTTTTCAGTATCATTTAATAGAATGAGGTATCCTATATCAACACCATTTTTAGTTTTTATAAAAACTGTACTACCTTTTGTTGGCAAAGAAATAAAATTATTATTTAAAATTTGAATAGTCCCTGTAATTTTAATTAATACAGGTTTTAAATTTATTATTTTTACATTAAAATCTGTTTTTAATATAGTTGGGAAAACAAAACTTGTTTTTAAAAAAGAACATGTACTTGTTATGAAAATTAAATTTAAAAATAAAATTAAATAATTTTTCATTTGTAAATTTTAATTTAAATTAATTTAAAATATAAAAGTAATATTAACAAATATCCTTTATGTCTCAACAATTTCAACTTTCTTTAAAAGGAAAAGAGGAAGAATATCTTACAAAATTTCCACAGCTAAATTTTATTAAAGATGAATGGAAACCTTATAATCCTATAGCAAGTTCAATAGAAGAACTTTCTTTTTCAGATTTTAAATGGGGTGGAAAAATTTCTGTAGAGATTCCACCTACAAAAGGTGATTATATTCAAAAAATGAATCTTAATTTTGTTCTTCCAACTTTAATTCCAAATTCTGGTACTTTTTGTTGTTATACAAATACAATTGGATATAATATATTTGAAAAAATGGAAATGTATATAGGGGAAACAATGATATTAACCAAAACAAGTGAATCTTTAGAAGCTGAACTTTATCAAACAACTTTAAAAGACGATATGAATAACATGAATTCAAGTATTGGGAGATTTGATGACATTTTTAAATTGAAAACAAATGCAACTGTACCAGTAAGATATGTAGTTCCTATACACACTTGGTTTACAAAAGACATTTCAAAGGCATTTCCAATTTTTTTAATAAATTCTCAAATTGTAAGATTTGATTTTTATCTAAAAAAATTTGAAAATGTTTTGAATTATGATGGAAATTTACCAAGTATAGTATATCCAAAGGAGTTTTTCTTGGATGTAAAATTTAGCAGTATTTCAAATTCTTTAAAACAAATTATTTCAAGTTCACAAAAAACAAAAGAATTGATATTTCCTATAGAGCAAGATGAAATATTTATAAATAATATTTCAGATAGAAATACAACAAATTTTAATGGTGCAAGCAAAGGTCTTTTTATTTTTTTAAGAGATGTATTATCTGAGCAAAATAATGATTATTTTAATTATTCCAATAATACAAACATTCAAAATATACTAGATTCTGTAAAAATTATTATAGATGGTATAGAAATATTAAAATTTACAAATGAAAAAAAAATTAGATTAATTAATAATTTTGAATATTATGGTACTCCAAATTTAAGATATATATACTATATTCCATTTTCTGAAAATGTAAATTTATTATCAGGAAATTTAAATTTTAGTGTAGTAGAAAATCAAGATATATACACTAAAATTAATGGCTCAGTTACAGGAAAAATATTTATTATAAACAAGAGAATTAATTTTATAAAAATATTTTATAATACTGCAAGTTTGGTTTTTCCAAATTAAATTAAATTTTTATTATAAAAAATTTTGTGTATGTTTTCAATTCTTTTAATTAAATTTCTTTTTGATCCAAATAATTTATCAAGTGTATCTTTTTCATAAGTCCTATTAGCTATATCAAATATGTAATCAACAAAATTTTGAACAATTAAAATATAGTGATATTTTTCAAAAGTTCTACGGTCATTATTTCTTGCAGCATCTATATAAAGTTGAAAATATGTTTGTAATAAAATTAAATTAACTCCAAAATTATCTGATGCAGAGCATCTAACATTTTCTTCTTCTATTTTATTTAAAAAAGAATTAAAATTTTTGGTTTCTAAAAATTCTCTATAAAGCTCTTTAACAACTCTAGACATTATTTCTTTTGAAAAAGTCATTTTTAATTGTAATTATACTATAAAAAAATAAATTTATTTTTTGAAAATTCGATATCACATCTAATACACAAATGTGATACAGATACTTCAACTTGACTCTTACAATCCAGATATCCCATATTCAAACAAATAGGGATTCGCCAAAATGAATTTAATTTTTTAAATTTAAATTATAAATGTCTACTGTTAAACATTTATTTTATAGAGACATATTAAGTACATGGAAAGAAAGTCAACATGTAAAAGCTTTTGAAGATGCTCTTGATTTAAAAATAGAGTATACATATTCAGATTCTTTTCAAGATAAAAAAGAATGGGTAGATCCCAATTCGGATTATAATACAATTCCAGGATGGCTTTGTAAAGCTTTGTCAAATCCAAATGAAAAAACAAGATCACCTGTTCCTTGTAAAGTTGTAACAGATTTAGAAGAATATAAAGTTAAATATCCTATACATGTAGGTTCATTTACATCTAAAGCAATTAAAAAACAAGGTGTATTATATTTTAATTTGCATATGACACTTGAAGTTACAAAAATTTATCTAAATTTATCTGATATAAATGTGATTCCACATGAAATGGAAATTAGCGTATATGGACGTAAACTCTATACTGTTTTTTCTAAAAAAACATTTGATAAAAATGTTTATGCTTTTGAAATTCCAGCTACAAATTTTTCTAAAATAGATGGTTCAGCAAAATGTAAATTAAAATATACAAGAAATTCTTGGTTAAATGACGATGGTTATTGTTTACTTGAATATGCTTATCAAGCAAATAATGTTCTTGAATGCTTTAAAGGTCAAAAAGGATTGAATTTTTCTTGTTAATTTTTAGAGGAATAAGATTTTAAAATTTTTAAAAATAAAAATCAAAATTTAATAAATGTTCATCAAATATTAATTTTGTTGTTTTTACAAACATTTTCGGATTTTTTTTAAATTCCAAAAAATATTTTTCTGGTGAAATTGCAATCGTTTGTAAAATTTGATCTTTTGGTATTCCACATATAACTAAATCAAGGTCAATAAATATATAATCAAGTTTTAAATAAAACTCAATTGCTATATTTTTAAAATCTGCTAGATTTAAAAACTTTTGTTTTTCAGTTTTCCAAGTTTTATTGTATTTACTAAAAGCTATATTTAAAAATTCTGCTACATTGTCAAAAGTTACACTTGTTTGAAATACCCATGAAATTTTTCTTTTTAGAAAAAAAGTTTCCTTTGGATAAATATTCATAATTAAATTAATTTGGTTTGATATTTCAAATTTAAATAAAATTTAAAATAAAAATGAATATGAAATTTAAATAAAATTTAAAATAAAAATGAATATGAAATTTAAAAAATCTTTAAAAGAAAGAATAAAATACAATTTATTTTTTATTAAAAAATTTAAATTTATACCTATACAAAATTCTAGTTTATGGGATATATATGAACTCAAAAATGATTCAGAACGTACAATGTTTGAATATGATACAGAAGCTGTTAATTATGTAAAAGAAATGATAGAAATTAAATTTCATTCAAAATTTAAAAAAAGCAGTTGGGATGTATTTCATTTACAACATATTATAGTAGATTATCATTATCTTCCAAAAATTCATACGGACAAATTAGATAATAAAATAAAATCAATTAAAAAAGAAATTGGATGGTGTATTTTACACAAAATTAATTAAAATTAATTACATATATGATTTTGTATCTTAATATAGATTTGCTTCAAAATATATATAAATTTAAATGGTATTCGTTTGGTATTTTTCAAAGACTTGTTTATTGTGGATTTACAAGAAAAGGCTGTATTATAGATACAAATAGACATATATCTGAACTTTTAAATTTTAAAACAGATAAAAGGTTATATATAGGTGATGGTTATATTAATAATGCTTCAAGATATACAAAATTATTTGATAATAAAGAACACGTTTTAGATGAACATGACAAATGTATTAGTATGTGGCGTGTTAAAAATTTTTTATATAATAAAAACTATTCATTTCAGGATTACAATGATTCATATAAAAAATTTATCTTGTTTTGATTTTTTCAGTCCAAATCCAAGGCCTGAAATTTTCCTTTATAGCTTTTAAATAGATATTTCATTTCCATTTTTATGTTTTAATTGTTTTTTATCTACACCATTTAACCCATTTAAACACATCAAAAATGTGTCGGACATGTCTGCTCTAATTTTTTTATTTTCAAAGAATGGAGACCAAATTTCCTTTTGGTCTATAGAGAATTTATTGTTTAAAAACCATCTACAATATTCTACGCTTAGCCATTTTCTTTGAGCATATTTTCCTTTTAATTTGCATTCTATAAAAGGACCTTTGTATATTTTTAATTTTTGTGATGCTCTTACAAATTTTATAGGGATAGTATCTTTAAATATTTCTACAAATTTTGCATAAATAATATGGCTTACAAAAAGTATTTTTGGGTTGCATTTAGGTTGTAATTCTATATATATTTCAGTTAGTCCAGATAAATCAACAGTTTCTAATTTTTGTATTAATATAACAGCTATCTCTTGAAGTCTATATTTATCAATATTTTTTCTTTTAAAAATCTTGGAAATTGTACCTTTTGGTACATGTGTTTTACAACTGAATATTTCTTGAGAATCCAACTTATATTTTACACTACATTTTCTACCGCAAATTTTACCATTTTTAAATTCTCCTGTACAATTAAAAGAATCCTCGTTTAGTATATCCAAAGTATTCCAAAATAAAATTTGATAATCCGAGTTCATAATACAGATGCTAAGATTTCTTAAGCCTGGATCACAAGTTAATATTTTCTTCATTATTTATTGTTCTTAAATAAAAGAATTATTATTTAACTTAATACTGTATGATACCATTTGAAAGAAGTTTATGGTGAAAAAAGTGAAATTTTATTTTATTTATTAAATTTAATAACTTAATATGAATTTTAATAAATTTCTTTTTAAACCATCTGAAAAAAAAAGTATTAACCCCAAAAAAACCAATGATGTTATCAAGAAATATTAGTAAAAGTACTTCATATAGTACAGTAATAAAAATCGGAAAAACATATAATGGTAAAACACAAAATTTTTCCCACACATTTTATAATTCAGAATTTAATTTGTCTGAATTAGAGCATTTAAGAGACTATATCGAAATATTTTTTGATGAAACTAAACAGTTTCCTGATGAAAATGTATTAAACCAAATAATTGAAAAAGTAAAAAGTGAAAATATAACATATAGTAAAATACCAATATTAGATTTACTAAATTAAATTTAATAATTTAAATTCCAAAATTATTCCATTCCATAATAAAAAATTGCATGATAGGATTACTCCAAAAATAACTTGGTTCTTGTAATATTATAAATTCTTTTGGTACTAATAAAAGTGATTTTTTCTCTAATACTTGATCTAATAAATTTGCTGTTATTGAAGATTTTTCTAATTTAGGTATTATAAAACTATACAAATTTATAAAATTGTATACGTTTTTTTTAAAATCAATGTTGTTTGAATATTGAATTATATTTTTAGTATAATTAATAAAATCTGAATAATAAAAAGAATTAATACCATTATTTACAACGTAAATTACAAGTGTATTAAATAATATTTCAAGTAAAATTAAAGTTTTATAGTCTGTAATTATATCTTTAGCTCTATTATAAAAACTATCAAATAATTTTTTTAATTGAGAACTTTGTCTTGTTTTTCTATTTTTAAGGTTACGATATAAACGTTTATTTAAAAATTTTAATCTTTTTATTTCTAGTAATAATTTTTCATTGTTCATTTCTATTAACAAATAAAAAATTTTTAATCGTCATATTCAGAATAATATTCTGATGGTTTTGTAAACCATTCTTGTTCTTGTAGTTTTGTTCTTAATTTTGTTCTATAATAATCTATTCTTGTTAATATATTTTTTAATTCAGTATACATTCCTGGAAATTTATTAGTAGCACTTGCTTCTTCGATTATATTTAAAAAAGAATTTACATCTTTTTTAATTTTATTTAGTTCTATTATAGAAAGTTTACTAAGCTGTTTTTTATCAAATTCGCCTAAAAGAACCGCATGAAGATAATCTGTAGGACAAATAAAAGATTTTATAAAAGACATTACTTTTAAATTAATAAAATAAAATAAAATTAAAATTAATTAATATTATGTCTTTTACTTTTTATAAAGGATATTTATCAATTTAACCAAATTAAATTATATCTATTTAAAGAAATATCACTGTATATCTACAGCGGCTCCTTCTGGCAATTTTAGTTAATTTTATTTTTTAAACTAAATGTTTATTCATAAAATAAATATTTTTAACTGCATTGTAATCTCTATCCTCAATTAATTTACAATTAACATTATTACAATAAAATATCTCAGATTCATTTTTCTTGAGATTAATAACACAACACCTAGAACATAATTTAGAACTATAGTGTTCTATAGAATTAGAATAAATAGTTGAATTAACATACAAAGAACTTTTGATTTTCAAGTTCTCTAAAGCACTGAGTACTCCCATACTTAATATCATTTTATTATACCATCTATTATTTTTTCCTGATTTTAATAATTGTTTAATATCCAATGTTGGAATTAATATATTATTAAAATTTTTTAATAAATAATTACTTATCTGATGATATAAATTAACAAGTATTTGTTTCTTTTTATTCTCTAAAAATAATTTTTTCTTTTTTTGTTTTTTAGATTGAGATAATTCAATTTTTTTTACAATTTTTTTCAAACTCATATATTCTTTTTTACCAAAATATCTGAATGTTTTATTGCTATAAACAGTAGCTAATTTTCTAATTCCTGGATCAACTGAGCAAATACCTATTTTAGAAATTTTTTCGGGTATTTCTTCAACCAAAAGTAACCAAAAATTTAACCCATCATAATATATTTTATGCTGAAAAGGTAACTTTTTTCCCAAATAACTATTAGGTAATTCTTTAGATAATCTAAATTTATAATCTTTAGTTTTTATATGGAACACTTTAATATATTTGTTTTTAATACTTTTTATACAGTTAGCAGGTAAATTAATACACCATCTGTTATTCTTTTTCATAAAAGGCATACTAAAATGTGTTGTGTTTTTATTTTTTAAATTACTAAAACAAGATTTTTTATTAGAATCAAATTGCTGAACTGCTTGTTGTCTAATATTACTTGGTGTTTTATTTATCCAAGGTATATGATTGTTTACACCTTGTATAGTTGGTACAATTAAATTAGTTAATTCATAACCAGAGTAATTGCAAGTTGATTCTTTTGATATCCAAGAAGCTTTATTATAGCTGTAACGATAATCTGAATACCAATCAAAAAAAGTTTTATGTATAAAATTACTATGTTTAAATTTATATTTTCTTATTCTAAGTTGCATTTTAATATTTAATTTATTTTATTTTAATTAAATTTTGTAAAAAATTTAGAATTCAATCATCGTACAGATGCTATTAATAGTTTTGAATTTGACTTAAAATAAATTTATTTTCCAGTACTTCCAAATCCTTTTGTTCCTCTTTCTGAACTTGATAATTCAGAAACAACTTCAATATCAGGAATTGCAATTTTTTCCATAATTAATTGTGCTATTTTATTTCCTTTTTTAATATGAAATGTTTCATTTGAATGATTAATTAATACCACTAAAATCTCTCCAGAATAAGTAGAATCTATTACTCCTGCTAATACATCTATTCCATTTTTTACAGCTAATCCAGATTTAGGAGAAACCCTCATATAATATCCTACAGGAAATTCAACACTAATACCTGTTTTAATAGTTTGTCTTTGTTCAGAATAAATTTTGGTATCTTCATTGCTAAAAATGTCAAGACCAGCATCACTTGCATGAGCTCGCTTTGGAACAATAGAATCTTTTTGTAATAATTTTACTTTTAATTTAAAATTTTCCATATTTAAAAATACACCTTTTTTTTCATTTAAAATATTTTTTTTCTTTAGTAAAGTCAACAAGAAATGTCTAATTATTATGCACCTTTTAATAGTGAACTTTGGGTAAATGACGAATCAAGAACAAGAGCTAAAAGTTCTAGAGACTGTACAGCACCACCGAGAGATGAATTTTTTAGACCAAATGTTGGTAATGATTTATACAATGGATATTTAATGATTCCTGAAACAATTCATAAAAAGGGATTTAGAGATGAATCTAGAGTAGAAAACTATAATGTTATAAACTTTGAAAAAGACTTTCAAAATTCTGTAAGTACCGTAGATTTTCAAAATGGAAATGCAACAAGATTAAAATATTACACCAGTATGACAATTCCGTAAATAAATTAATTTAATACGAATATGATTTCAGTTCCTATCCAAGAAATAACATTTGAATTAAAAAAAACCTTGGAAAATTTATTTAATTTAGATATAAAAGAAATAATACATTTTCATTTATTTAAATTTAATAGAATTATTTTCTTTTTTTCAGAAAATGATTATTATAAAAATCATTTTTGGTGTTCAATATGTAATACTGATTGGTATGAAGATACATTAGATGATGAAGAGTTTTGCAAATATTGCATTTCACTTAATAAAACTAAATAAATTAATTTAATACAAATATAATGTCATTGACATCTTTTTAATTACTTCTCAAGCTAAATTGGATTTTTAGTATATTTACAAAACTTGTAGAATAAAAATATTACAAGATACATCTTTAAAATTAAAAAATGTTTTAAAAAAAATATTTAATAGGGTAATTAGTTGTATCAAATGTAACTTGTAATTTTCCTAAAGAATTTATTGAAAATGTATTTTTGAAAAATACTTGGACACTAGTTCTTATTGTTCAGTAATACTAAATTCTAAAGATTTTAATATAGATTCTTCAGAATGGTCTCATTCTTTTGAAAGTTTATTTAAATAGTAAAATTAATAAAATTAAAATTAATAAAAAAGTATTTGTTTCTTGATATCCTTTACATTTGCAATTACAAGTGTCATTTTGGACTTTTTTAACAATTGTTCCTTCTAGTGAATTATTTTCATTACCATAAGCTTCATCTAAAGTTGAAAAATATTGCATTATATTAAACAATTAAAAAAAAATTAATACATTTTAATAACATACAATTCCTTGAAGAACATAAACACCAGAATTATAACTAGTAAAACTAATATCTAGTTGATTAGATACAACATTCCCTATTCCTACTAAATTAAAACCCGAAATACCAGAATTATAAACTTGGCCTGTAAAAACAATATTAGTAATAGTTGGTATAGTACTAAATGTTAAACTAATTTTAGTAGTAGTATTAATTAAAGTTACATTTAAAGTAATTGAAAAATAAATAATAGCTTCTGTCTGCTTTGATATTGTTTTAACTGGTGTATTACAATTTACTAAATTACTGAATGTAATTGTAGTATTTACTGGATTTGTTATAGTTCCTGATACTATTAAATTTCCACCAATATATACATCTTTAGAAAATCCAGCTCCACCTTGAACAATTAATTGTCCTGATGTAGAATCTATACTATTATTTCCACCTATTAAAGTAACTGAACTAGAATATATATTAAAATTAGCAGGTGTTGTAAACCAACTACTGGTAGTATCCATCCCAAAAGCTGTATCAAAAGAACTAGAAGAAAGTGTATTATTTAAAATTATTCTTGTTCCAACACTTTTTATAGTTTTTGTTGGAGGACTAAATTCTGTGTCTGTAAAAATAATATTTCCAGATGCAGAATTTGTTGGTCCTGTAATAATTATAGAATTTACAGAATTTATTGGAAGATTATTTCTTCCACGAATACTTGTAAAAGTGGACATTATATTTACTACTGAATTTTATTTTAAATTTAAAACTTAAAACTTAAAAAATTTTAGTATTCCAAAGTGATTAATTTTATAGAACCTAAACTTCCAATATTGTATTCTATGATTAACATTTTATCTGTACTAATATGCAATTTAATAATATTACTGTCATTGTCTGTTAAATTTACACCTTTAATAAATGGTATAATTGGTTTTAATTTGTATTTTCCAGATACACTAGTTTTTTTAATACTATTTTCTTCTGAATTTGGTTCTTGTTTTATAGTTACTTGTTGTGTAAAATCATCTGTTTTACAAGAAAACATAATAGATTCTGGAAGATCTGTTATAATAATGTGGTCACTAGATAAATTATTAAAATCTTTGCAAATTTTGTTGAATTTGGAACACAATATTTTTGTTGTGTTGTAACCTAATACATCACTGATTTTCATTTCCAGTTGATTTTCGCAATCTAATCTAACAATACTTGAAATAGATTTAATTTCTCTAGATTTATCTACATTACATATTTTAAGAACATATGGATCGTTTTTTAAAATATAAAAAGAAACAATATCTGTATTTAATATAGTTTTTGTTATAGTATAAACAGGTTTACTATATAACATGACTTTTACTTTTTCTGGGCAATAATATTCTTCTAATTGGTAACTATCTAGTTTCATAGATATCACATTTAAAGTATCGTCGTCTTTTTTATTCATTCTAATAGCATCAGTATCTATAACTAATGTAAAATCTCTTTGAACTATTTCTTTTAAAACTTCAAATAATTTTTTAATATTATTTGTTTTTGCCGTTTTAAAATAAAAAAGATACTTGTCCATCTGAGATTAAAAATTATTTTTATTTAAATTAAATATCAAATATTTCAATTCTATTCTTCTTGGATCTATTTTATCATAAAATTCTTTATACGAATAAAGATATACTTTGGATACTTCTCTACAATGAAAATTGGGATTAAATTTGTTTAATTTTCCATGAAAATAAACATTTTCATATAAAATAATATTTTCAGGACCAAAATATTTTTCAGTTGATTTAAATTTGTAGTTTAAAAAAGGTATAAAACACCCTGTTTCTTCAAAAAATTCCCTTTTAGCTGCAAGTACATTATTTTCATTTTTTTTTGGTCTTCCTTTTGGTAATAAAATTTCTGTTTTTTCAAAACAAAGTTCTTGATGATTTATATTTTTTAAAATATTAGAAATTATAACAAATGAATTTCTAATTCTTTTTGGTATTTTTGCTTGAAATGTAACTTGTAAAGTTGAAATACCTTGGGTTTGTAAAATAAACAATTCTTCTGGTGTTAAATTATAAGCTAATTCTCTTAAACTTTTGTACGTTTTAAAGTTTCCCATTAAAATATCAACACAGGCTATACTATTTTGTCTTTGTATACAAAGAATTTTATTAGATATTTTACAAATAACCCCATAGCTAGTTGCTTTAAAAGTCATCAAGTTTTAATTACTTTAACATTTTTAAATAAAATAATTTATTTAAGATTAAATTTATTAGATGTTTTATTACAAATGGAAAAAAATAATTTGTAAAATACATTATTTTTTTCCATTTGTAAAACTTTTTATTAAAATGTATTAATGTTTTTTTAACTCAATATAAATTTGAGTTTTTTGGTCGATACTGAAGCAACTAGAAGGATAAATATCCCATTTATTAATTTTCCAGCCCTTTTTAAATAAATGTATATTTAATTTTTCTATTAAAATATCAACGTCTTTGGTATCACAATTATAATCACAATTATAATCTATATTTAATCCTACTTTATGGAAAAAGTTAAAATTTCTTCCTAATTTACCAATTTTATCGCTTGTTATTTGTTTTTGTATTTCAATTACAAGTGTATTTTCCAAAGCTTTTAATTGTTGACGTTTTTTAATTTCTTGTTCTTGTTTTAGTTCTTGATTTTCTTGTTTAATTTTTTTAAAAGCTTCTTCGTAATTTAAAATATCTTGAAAAGGATTAAAAGAATTAGTTTCAAGGCCAGTTTCAGCGTTAGGTTCTATTAATGTTTTTGTGTCAAATATTTCTGCTTTTTTAGAGTAGTTATTTTTACTAGAATAATGTCCCATAAAATGTAAATATGTAAATATGTAAATTTAATTTATTTAATTAATTAATTTATTTATTTATATCATTTTTAATTTTTTCTTGTAAAATTTTAAAATAATTAGTGATATATTCTGTATCCTCACATTGGCACCCTTCATCTATATATAGATGAAAGTACAAAATATTTTTTTCTTTCTTTTAAAGATAATTCTCCCAAATCATTACTATATTTGTTTTCAAAAGATAAAAATGGTTTAAAGTATCAGTTACAATTATACAGGCATATTTTTTTTTAATTTTATTATAAATACTATTTAAATTTTCAGAACAAATCGAACTTTCAGAACTGGACATTTTAAATTAAAATTATTCTATTTTTATATTTTCAATTTTAATTTCAGATTCTTTTTTTGGAGCATATGAAATATTGTCTCCTCCATAAAATGTTTGAAATAAAGCACTTGTAATACCAGAATCTTTTTTGGTAATAAAAGTGTATTTTGAATATGTTTTGGTTACATTATTAATTGTACAACTTATAATTCCATTTGCTTTTCCGACGTCATTTAATTGGATTGACAACTTTACAGAATTAAAAGTTCCCTTGTTAAAAGTAAAATAATACTGAAATAAAGAATCTCCAATACTATTTTTAAAGCCTGGAATTAAATGATAATCTGGATCTAATTGAGTTGGACCATGAACATATATTTCCCCTCCAAATTTGCTAGAATCTGATAAATTTCTTCTAAACATATTTCTTATACAAAATTCTGAGCCATTTATACCTCCAAATACTTTACCTCCAAATACAGGATCAAAATCAATAGGAAAATAAATATCATAAGAAATTGTTGTATTTTTAGTTGAATTAACAGGAAGTTCAAATCTTAACCCAGAACTTCCTCCATATTGATTTGCTGGAAGTTTGCAAGTTATTTTAGTTGAAAAGGTCACGTTACCTGAAAATTTTGGTGGATAAAAATTCATGTTTTAATTAAAAAATAAAAAAAAATTTATTGAAATTTATTAAATTTATTGAAATTTATTTAAAATTTGTTCTAATTTTTCTATACTACAAGGTTTATAAAGGTAGTCATCAAAATTATAAGTGGATGTATAGCCTTCTTTAATAACGTAAGCTGTAAGTGCAATACAAATAGGTATTTTTCTTCTCGAGTTTTTAAACATCTTTTTTATATCAAGATGTGTTTGTATTCCAGAATGTGGCATTTTTATATCTAAAAACACAATATCAAAATCTTGTTTTGAAAGTACTTCTAATGCCTCTAATCCATTGTCAACTATAGTCACATTGGAATAATTTAATGTATTCAAATAACCTGACATAACACGTTGATTTATAGGAGTATCTTCAGCTATTAAGATTCTTGTATTATTAATAGGTGGTCCAGGTAAAATTAAATCTTTTCTTGGAAGTTCTGATAAACATCTTCCAATATAATCAAGTAATTTATCTTGTCTTATTGGTTTTGTCAAATGAAATTTAAAATAATCTGCAAGATAAGGTGTTTTTTCACCCAAACTACTTAAAGCTATTAATGGATAAGTATATCCATTTTGTTTTAATTCTCTTGCTACATCTACTCCAGAATGTGTATCTAATTGAATATCAATTAAACCAATATCAAATTTTATATTTTTAGAAATAATTAAAGCTTCTCTTAGAGTACTTGTTGGAATACAAAGCATGTTATATTTTGAAAGTATACTAGAAATAGACAATCTATTTGATATATTGTCATCAACCAATAAAACATATCTATTTTTCATATTTTCATAAAATTCACTTGTTGTATCTTCATAAATTTCTACTATTCTAAGTGGAACCCAAAATATAAATTCGCTTCCAATATCAATTTCGCTTTTAGACAAAAATATTTTTCCTTTCATCAATTCCGATAATTTATTACACAACAATAAACCTATTCCACAACCAGCATATTCAGAATCTACATAGACATTGTCATTAACAATTTTTCTATCTGAAAATAAAAAAGGTATTTTGTTATCTGGTATACCTATACCTGTATCTATAATTTTAAAATACAAATTTCCATTTTCAAAATAAACAATTGTTTTAATGGACCCTTTTTTTGTAAATTTTACAGCATTATGGAGTAAATTTATAATAACTTGACTTATTTTTTGAGAATCACCTATAAAATAGTCTGGTGTATTTTTTGTTATAATAAAATTTAAATTAATTTTTTTGTGTGTTGCTTTTGGAAGAATAATATAATGTGTTTTTTCCATTAAATCTCTCAGTTTAAATGGTTTTTCGTGTATATCAACATGTCCTTTTTCTAAATTATTCAAATCTAAAATGTCGTTTACTATTGCAAGTAAACTATAACTAGATTCCCTTATAAGATCAAGATATTCTTTTTGTTCATCACTTAATTTTGTATCATACATTAAAGTAATTATACCTATAATTCCATTTAAAGGTGTCCGTATTTCATGACTAAAATTACTAAAAGAACTTGGAATAGACATGACCTTATTAAAATACAAAATTAAATTAAATTAAAAATTAAATTAAATTTTCTTTAGTAAAAAATAAATGACGGAAAATAAATTTATTTTGGACAACTCTGAAATATTTGAATATACTAGTTCTTTAATTTTTGAAAAAATGAAACCTTTTATATTTTACAATTTTTTATTTTTTTTTATAATTCTAACTTTTTTTGTATATTTTGTTTTAAAAAAATAAGCCATCTGCTATAGTGTAAATTGTAATAGCAATTGTTACCCAAAGTTCGGGATCTACAAAATAAAGAAGAATATTTAAAAGAAACTGTGAAAAAACTATTTTAACCTCCAAAGGGTCACTTGGTAATAAATGTTGCAACATTAATTTAATCTAATAAAAAATAAAATCTTTTAGAGCACAAAATATTTTAAATTTTTTAAAAATTTTGAGACAATTTATTTGTCAAGAATTTTAAAAAATCTGATTTTACTTTGGATTTTTTAAAAGTTAAATTTGCAAATGCTAGAAATCTTTTATCTTTTGTAACAAAGTATTTATATAACAAATGAATACCTTTTTCATTGAAAATCATTTCTAATTTTTGTTCATTGTTCATTTTTGAATATGAATATCCCATTTGATAAATGTAATTTCTTGTAACAAGCATCTTTAAATATACGAAAATAGTTTTAATTTTCAATTTAATTTTTAGAGCAGTACATTTTTAACGTTTTTAATTTGGGTATTTGTAAACTCTTGTAATTTTAAAATTTTTAATAGAATAAATAATAACACCTATAAAAATACTTGTATTTAAAATTTTTAAAGAAAAAATAAACCAAACCAATATTAAAATTAATAGTTTTGTGTCTACCCACATTTAATATGGCATATATAGTTTTAATTTTCAAATTTAGTTAAAATCCCATTTTAAAATTTAAAATCAAAGAGAAAAGACAAATGTTTGAATATATTTTATTTTCCCTTGTGATTTTTAGTTGGATAATTTTAAATGCTAATGCAGAAAAATTAGATAATACTAGACCTATAAAAAATTATGAACTTTTACAAAATGCAGATACAATGTTTATTAATGATACAATAGACACAGTTACATTTAATTTAATTTTAAAACAAGATGGGTTATATTTATATCAAAAGTACCCTAATGAATTAATTTATAAAATAGATGTACCTGATGTGGAATTCTTGGTATTTTTGGGTGATACACTTTATTTTTTTAATAAAGAAAGTATTGAAATTAAAAAGATTGCACCAAATAACAAAACTGTTATTGCTTTGGAAGAAAGTTATTTTTTAACTATTTCAGATGGAAGTATAAAAATACAAGATTCTAATGGTCATCTTGTTAATAAATTAAATTGAATTTAGATTTTATTTTATATTTCTATTTTATGTTAACTAAAATAGAAGCAAAAAATATATATGAAATACCAAATGTTTATATAACAATAGTAGAATATTTGAGGACAATAAAAATGTATAGGATTTATTTTGATGGGTTTTATTTTGATACATCAACATTTATTTCAATTATAGAAATAACAGAATATACAATGTTTGTTAGAATATCCAAAAATGACTATTTATTATTTAAAACTGGAGATTTTATCGCTTTTAAAAATGAAAAAACTCCACCCTATTTTTATAAAATTTTTAGTTTAGAAGAAATAACAGATTATAAACCTATAAGTAAACCAATCTCAAAAGGTAATTATACATTAATATTTCCATATTATTTAATGTTGTCTGCAAATAATATATACGCAATTATAGAATCAAATTTTACAATTATGTCAATTCATAAATTTAATAATACCAAAAGTTTTGAAGAATTAGAAAAAATAATACCATCTAAATCTAATCATGGAGCTTACAAAGCTTGGAAATATTTTGAGAAAAAAATAACCAATGTTGATACTTTTGAAACGAATTTTAATTATCTTGTTAATAAAGATTCAAATTCTGATAAAAGTTACGCGATACCATATTTTTTATGTAATACAAAACCTTATTATAGTAAATCTTATAATAAATATAGAATTACTAAAGATTATAACAAAATAGCATATTTAAATTCTATTAATTCTTATTTTTTGGGACATGTAAAAATTTAAATTAAAAATATTATTTTAAAAATACAAGATTCTAATGGTCATCTTGTTAATAAATTAAATTGAATTTTAAAAGCAATCAAGTAAATATGACTATGATTATAGGTCCTGAACGTTTGTCCGAACGGAGGTTGTAAGAATCAAAAATCATGCAAGACTGGACATCTCTTGATTTTTGCAGTAAAAATTATAGTTGCATCCGAGTTGATTTTTTTGGGTTGAAAAATATTAAAGGTAGTAAAAAGAACTTATTCTGACAATCCCAGATTAAGTCGTAATTTGCATTAAATTAAAATTGTGCTCTAAATTAAAATTGAAATAAAAAAATTTAAAATATTTAATTTTCATGGAATTTTTATATGCTCTAAAAGATATTTTATATGAAAATACTACTATTTTTGAATATGAACTTGAAACGTTTCAATCTAAAAAATAATTTTCGTTTAGTAAAAAAAATTAATTAAATTTGTTAAAATTAAGAATGTCTTTGGTTGTTTTTTATAGTGAAAAAGTACCAGTTACAAGAGAAATAATAAATACTCTGAGGAAAAAAGGTAGAGAAGTTACTCCTATACAAATTGACACAAAAGAAAATAGAAGATATGTAAAACAATATCAAATTACATTAGTACCAACTATTCTTACATCAGATGGAAGAAAAATAGAAGGTAATAATTGTTCCAAATTTGTAAATGCCTTGCAAAATCAAATAAGTGGTTCTGGAAATTCTATGGATACTTATTCCACAACAAAAGACAATTTTAGAATAGACACACCACAAGGTGATGACCTCGCAAGAATGAATTCTTTTGTTATACCAAATGGTGGATTAATGGGTAATAAAATTACAAATTTAGCAGAAAATCCTGTAATGATTGACAGTTCTAATGGTTTAGAAGAAAGAATAGCAAATTTAGCAAAAGAAAGAGAAAATTACTAAGTTAAATAAATCAAATGTCTTTAAAGTTGTATATAATTGGTTATTATAGTTATGATAATTATAAACTGTATGAAAAAATTGATGATCGAGAATATTTTACTAATAGAGAAAAGACGTATTCTGCAATTATGGAAAATACACGTGGCTCACTTGAGAATTACTCAGAAATTGATGTTAATGCTTGGAATAAGTTAAATGATACAGAATTATTAGAGTTTTTGAACAAACATGTTCCGGACCACAATGTCCAAAAGTCAGCTGAAGCAATTGAAGAAAACACTTGGGAAACGTTTATGGACAAAAATAAAGGCGAATGTGATTGGTGGTTAACTGTTACAATTGACAATTAATTAAAATAAATTAAATTTAAAATAAAAATTTATGTCTGCGTCGGTTAGATTAAGACTATCTAACCTTGATACTACTATAGAAAACATTATAAAGTTAAACAAAGCATATGAAGTTTTTCAAGTTGAAATACAAACTGTAAATGAATTTTATAAAAAAGCAAACTTTTGGATACAAGATGGTCTTGAAAATATGAAACTAACAACCAATTTACCATTAATAAAATATCTAGAACGTATTATAATTACTTTAAATTATGACATTACAAAACAAATTGTACTTGATTCAAAAATTTTAAAGTGTCTGTGTAATAAAAATGTTTTGGATTTAAAATTTGGAGAAATTTTTTTATTTCATTCAGAATTAAATATAGATTTTTATTTTAAAAAAAATTCAACAAATTTAGATTTAAAGTTATTTGCAAATCAAATTTATTTAGATAATCCAGAAAGAGCTTTTATATATAATAGATTTTATTCAACAAATGACATTCATTATTTATTTGAAAATAAACCCTTTATTAATAAAAATAAGAATATCAATATATCAATATCAATATATCAATATATCAATATATTAAAAAATGTAAAAGATTCTATAGTTTATTTAACAAATTTATTTGTTGTTGTTGAAAAAGGATGTAAAGAAATAAGTGTTTCTCTCAATCACACTGAACAACCTTATTCTAGAGATTATATTTTTGTAAAAAAAATTAATAAAAATTTAGAATTATACAAAATAAAGTATTATTATCTAAGATTGGATTCGTATGATACTGCTCTTATTATAAGAGATCCCAAGATAAAAAAGGTATACATCCAAGGTATTGTTATTAGACAAAATGTATTCGATACATATCAAATTTTTTAACTTAAATAAAAATAAAATAATTCTTCATGTCAGGTTCAGCACTTGTACAATTACTTTGTTCTTCTGAAGATAAGATAGATAAAATTTTAAGAATAAATAAAAGTTTTTTGATTATTAAAGAAAAATCAATATTTAGAAATGATTTTTTTAGACACTGTCATATTAATTCATGGGATGATGGTTTAGAAAATATAAAAGTTTCTGCTAATTTTCCATTGCTAGATTTTTTGGAATCTATTGATATTGTTATTACTGACACTTATAATAGAGAATTTCATAAAGTAACTTATGATTCTGAAATCTTAAATAATTTATGCAATAATACAGATAAAACATTGAATATAAATTTTGGAGAAATATTTTTGGTAAAATTTTATATGCAAGTAAACTTTTATTTTAAAAAAAATTTATCAAATTTAGATTTAAACGTATACACAACTCATATTTTTTTAGATACAGATAATAGAATTTTTGTTCACAACAATTACAAATATTATTTTGAAGAAATTTCACCATTCTTTGATAAAATACCGTTAATTCATAATTATTCGATCAATTTACTTAAAAAAGTTAAAGATTTTAAAGTATATCTAAAGTCTGTTTTTGTTGTTTTACTTAAAGGAGCTTGTGATTTAAAAACATTAATAATTGGCAACAACGAAACTCATTATAAAGAAGTTACTTTTGTTAAAAATATAAATGACAATTTAGAATTACATGAAATTAAATACAATATGTTGAAACTTAACAAAATAGATAGCTTTAGATTAATTAACAATTCTAATATAAAAAAGGTATATATACAAGGCATTAGTATTAAAAAAGATCCAATTGATACATATCAATTTTTAAATAAAGAATAAAAAATTTATTTTGTAATTCTTAATTAATGGACAAATTGATTATCATTTTTATTATTTTGTTATCTTCTTTATTAATATACACTTTGATACCAAACACTTGGTATCCTAATAAATTAGTTACTTTTAAAAGAAAATGCAAATATCCAAACAAATTTTCAATTATACCAAAAGTTAGTATAGATACTGTATATGAAAAAGTATTTGAGAAAGAAGATATATCACATCTTAATACTAGCATGATAACTATAGATGACTATATAATTGATATTGAACATGAACCACAAAAAACTAGTACACCTTTAGAATCTGTTATTTCTGATTCTCAAAATGTACATGATTCTTATATTCAATCGGGTCTTAGTCATAATTATACTGAAACTCCAGATGATCTTACGGATATTCAAAAAATGAATACAATTATAGAATATTCTGGAGAAGATCCAATTATTGAAAAAATGGTTTGTAAAATTAAAAAAAGAAATGTAGAAATGACAAAATATAATGGTTCTACAGAATTTGATATTCTTTGGAATACTTTTAATTCTGGTTGTGAAAATGTAAAAAATCAAATTTTATTAATTTTAAGGCAGTTTAGTTTATCTGAATTTTTACCTTGTAGTACAGGTGTTGCTAGTCAAATAAGAGAAGCTTCATTTATTAATTGCCCAGAAAAAATGCCTATACATCAAGCACTTTTACAACAACATCTTCTTGCTAAAGCTTCAGTTTTAAATAGAGAAGAAAACATGAATTTTGAGAATGTTAAAAGTAAATTAATATCAGAATATTCTGATATTTATCCTGTAAAAGACTTGGAAAAAATAATTTCAGAGTGGGGAGAATTTTAAATTTGAAAAAATAAAATTGATTTAATTTACATTTAATGTTGTATTTAAATTTAGATTTATTAGAAAAAATAGCAGATTATTCCGAATTAAAATATCACGAAACTCATAAAATTGACTTGGAAGGTATCACAACCTATAATAAATCTATTTATTTAGTTAAAAAACAAAAAATAGCAGATTATCTTCAATTCGGAGATGAAATTCTTTATATGAATTTTATTGATTTTAAAACATGTAAAATGAAACTGGATAATAAAATTTCCTCTATTATGGGTGATAAAGATACATTAAAAATATTAACTAAAGAATTTCATGGAAGAAATATTCCATTTGATATTTGTAAAGAAGCAAAAGAATTTTTAACTAGTGACACTAGACTTTAATAAAATTAAATTAATTTAATTTACATTTAATGTTGTATTTGAATTTGTATTTACTTGAAAATGTATATAAATTTAAATATTTATTATTGTTTTACAAAAGCACACATTATGACAGTAATGATATAATGGTACTTAGCATTTGCACAGACGAATATTTTTTAATATATAGTGATGGTTATATATTTTACATGGGAAAAATTGATGTTCCCAATTTTATTGAATTTGACAAAAATAAGGTCCAAACAAATAATTTAAAATTTTTGACAACTTTAAACAAAGAAAATGTAAAAAAATCTTTAGAACGTATGGAACCAACAAAATTTCCTTTAAAATCCCTATTTATTAAATAAAAAATCTAAGATTCTGCAATTTTTAAAAATCTTTCCATATATAACCAAATTGAATTTCTTATATGATCGGTTGTTTCTGGACTCTCTAAAATTTCTTTGATTAAATCAAATTTTGAATAATATTCATTAGATTCTTCTATTAAATCTGAGTAATGCAAATTCAAAAAAAATTGAATGTCTTTTTGTCTAATGTTTTCTGAATATTGAATTATTTTTTTCTCAAAATCTGGGTATATTAAACCACTTAAGTTTGTTTCAAATGCCTTTATTAAATTGCGATATTCCAAAAAATCTGGTACATTAGGATACCAAATAGATAAGTCTTTAAGAAGATCCTGAAGTAATAAAATAAATACTTTTTGTTTTAATTTTATTGAAACCATAAGTATTTATTTTATTACTTTTAAAAATATTTTATTTACAACGATTTTTATTTCAAATAATTAAATTTAAAATACTTTTATGAACTTGTCAGAGTTAAAATATAGTATACTTAGAAATCAAAGAATTCATTTATATTATTATTGGTTATATTTTATAATAGATATATTTATAAATTTGCTTGTAATAGTTATATTACCTTTGTTGAATTTTTTTGTTATTTTTGAAGGAAGATACATTTTATTTGCTGTAGCTGCACTTACAGGATTTCAGAATTTAATCTTAAAAACTACTCAATTTAAAATAGAGCATGAAAATGCATACAAATCTTATACAGAATTAAAATCTGAATTATACAACATTGAAGATTTAGAAATTCAACCAAAAGATTATATACTTAAATTTAATAATATTCAAAAAACAAGTCCAAGAGTTTATTTTTTTGGGTTTATACCTAGAAAATTTCAACATACAGAAGAAGAAATGTATCAAATAGAACGCCAGTTTAATTAGCATCACAATAAAAAATATTTAATTTACCATCAACTGTTTTTCTTTTTACAACAAAAGTTACTTTTCTTGGTAATAATAATTCAGTTTCATTTGAAAAATGTGTTGGAAATGAAAAACAAAGTAATCCTTGAGAATCTTTTTTAACTTTTATAATCATTAATATTCCATTAGAGCCACTAAAATCTAATGCTTTTTCTTTTAATAAACTAGTACTTACATATCTAGAATCAAATTGAGTTATATCAAATTTATCTGGCGATATATGTATACCTCTATAAACTACTGTATCTTTATCTAATTTAGGAGATGATTTAAAAATATCATCTAATTTTTTAATATAAGAACGGTCAAGCCAACTTAATTTTTTTGCAACTATCCTATCGTTTAAATAATTTCCATTATAAATATAATTTATCATTGTATTTAATTTATCTGGGTGCCTTATTAAATATAAATTATAATCATATTGTTTTTTAAGCCAATCTTTAGATGCTGTAAATCTGGTTGTTGGACAATCTTTTAAATTTTTTTTAAGTGTTTCCATGCAAAGTAAAGTATATTCTTTAAATGGATATAATCTAGTAAATTCTTTTATAGAATGTTCAACATCTGTGTATTTTTTTAATTTGGTTTCCTTGTCTACATAACTAAATTGATTCAAATTCCAGATGTGTCTATTACTTTCAGCCATTAATTCTTTATTTTTATTTAAATACACTCTGTTTATTTTATCTTTTGTGTAAAAGAAAAATTCTTTATTTCTAAATAAATAAACATATTCATTTTCTCTTAATTCAAAAAGTTTTTCATCTCTATTCAAATAAAGCATTCTTTTCATTTTTAAAGTTATTTATATTAAATAAATAAAATAAAAAAGCAAAAGTAAATTTTATGACTCAAATAAAATACAATGATTTAGAAATTAAAAAAATTACGCTTGGTAAAGTTCTTCCTCGTAAAGAAATAGGAATTTTTATTCCTATTCATGGTCCCAAAACTAATGGGAATAGAATAGATCCAATATTATTTCAAACACCTTTATTATTAAATTCAAAAGCTAAAGTTCCAGAAAAAAATACTCAAATGATGCTTTCTTTAAACAATATAGAAAGCATCATTTTATCAAATATTATAGAAAACAAAATTAATATTTTTACTAAAAAAGTACCATCTGATAATGTTTTAAAATCTAATTTTAAAAGTCTTTTAAATTCAAAAACAGATGAAATTAATTTTCCTTTTGATCTTCCTCACGGAGAAAACATTGTCTTATTTGGTATAAGAGGTGTTATTTTACAGGGAAAAAGTATTTATTTAGATATTTCTTTGATTAATTTGGTAACTGTTAATTCTGGTAAACCTTTGGAAACACTTGGAGATTCATCAGATTCAGATTCTGGAAATTCAGACAATTCATCTATTATTTCTCAAAGTTTTGATTTTAATTAAAAAAATATAAGTATATAAGTATGAAGACAAATCAAAATTTAAAACCATTAAAAGGAAAAATAAATCAAAATAATATTAATGTTTTTTCATTAGATAATGTTGATATTATCGGCAATCCAGGTAGTTCTATGGATTCTATTAATTTTGAAGGTAATGGTGTTATATCTAGTAGTACTGATTCTATAATATTAAGTAGTCCAGTTGGTATAACAAGCGAATACTTTTTAGGAGAAAGAATAAATATGACTAGCACATTTAAAACTATAAGTTCTGATATTACTACAAGTTTTATTAATATTAGTTCTGGTACTCCTTTATCTGGAAGTTTATCAAATTCAAATTTTGATTTTTTTGTTAAAACTATATTAATTACAGGATGTACTTTAAACAGTAGTTTAATTCTTCATTTTCCAACTGGAAATTTAACAACACCAGATAATAATATAGCTGCTAAAGATTTAACATTAAATGCATCAGGTCAAGGCATAACATTAATATGGGATTCCGTAAATACAACATGGTATTTACAAGATGCTGGGGTTTATAAAGTAACTTTAGTGTAATTTAAACTTCAATAAATTTATTGGTTTTGGAACATTTACTACAATAAATTTTAGTATTTTTGCAAAATACAAAAAATCAAAAAGCTTTAACAGAAAGAAAATACAGCTCTATTAAAATTATCAAAAAAACTTTAATTTATTTTTTGGTCAATTTAAATTCAAAAGGAGGTCCTAATTCATTGCATATCTTTTCCCAAATAATGTCATTGTCGTATATTTTTTTATCACTATCTAATAATCTACAGTAACCAAGATATTCGTTGAGATTTAATATCTCAAAAAATTTATAAAGGGTATATTCATAACTTAAAAAGTTTTTTCTATTTCCTTTATGTCTTTCAAAAGGCTCTTGGATTTTTTCAAACATTCTATATATTTCAATCTCTATATCCTTTGGTATATCTAAAGATTCTTTTTTAGTTATAGATATAATAAGATATATATTTCTAAAAAATTTTGGTTTTCCAATTTTTTTTAAAAGTTTTCTTGTTAGATTATAATTTAAATCTTGAAATGTTTTTCTTAATTTTTTTAATTCTATTTCTAATTCAATAAATACTTGTTCAGGAATAACCTTGTTTTCTTTTCCTTGTATACTATTTAATTTTTCTTTGAGATGATTTATACGTTCATAATCAAATTTTTTATAAACAAAAGCATCTCTTGCATTTAAAAAAACGCGGTCATCTCTATCTTTTTCCTGTACAAATGTTGTAAACCTTGGTGTTTGTAAAGTTTCTTGTTTTTCTGTATAACTTAAATTTTCATTGTGTACTACAAAAGCATTATCTAAAAGATAATCTATATGTTCTTGACCTTTTAAATTTACAACTTTTTCTTCAAATTCATGATAAATATTGTCGTCATAATTTGTAATAATTGCTTCTGTTTTCTTTTTGTTATCATGCTTTAGTTTTCCGTTTAGCATGAAATCGTGAGTTTTATCCATTTAAATGGAAAATTAAAATAAAATTTTTAAAGATTAATTATTTTTCCAGCAATTTCCAAAGACTCTAAAAAAAAGATCCAATTCTTTTTGATCTTTAAATTGGTGTTGATAACTAAACATTGTATCGTATTTTTTATAAAAAGTTCCAATTAAACTATTAATTTTAAGACTATATTCAGTACCTAAAAATAAAAAACTATAAGACTATTTAATATCATATTTAGTATAAAAAGACATACTCTAAAATTTATGATTTAATTTTTTATTTTTTAATTTTAGTATAAATTTCATAACAACAAATAGGTATCGCAGCTAAAGAAAATCCAAATATAAAGAATAATGGCGCAATTGATATATTATAAAAATATAGTGCAAAAATCCCGAGAAATCCAGATAAGAAAAAAATGACAATACATCCAGCAAGGTACAATTTAAGTTCTTTAACAGTTGTCATTTTAATTTGTAATTTAATTTGTAATTTAATTTTTAGATGACAGTAAATTCGTCACTATCGTCACTATCGTCACTATCGTCATTATCGTCATAATAATCCAATGCCTGCTGTAATGTGTCAGTACGTCCCCAACTACCTCCATAATAATCACCATTTTTTATTTCAATATAATATTTTTTAACCATTTCTCTTGTTAAAGATTTTTCTTTATAAAGTTCAAACATATCCAGTTCTGAATGAAATTTATCAACAAAAGAAAAGCTTAAATTATAAATAAATACCCATGTTTTCATTGGAATAAAGTGGTTCCATTTTAATGCAAAATCTTCTGTTACACATAACAATCTTAATGCCCAAATATCATTATAATTTATTAAACTATTAAAATTGTTAAAAAAATTGTCTATTTCTTTTATTTGTATTTTAATTTTAATAAATTCTGAACATGCATCAGTTAATATGTATCTAATTTGAAGTGTATTATATTTGATTATAAAATTTGCTATGTTTTGATTTAATAAAAAATTATAATTAAATTTTAATAAATAAATTAAAACATTGGAAAGCAAATCTGAATTTAAATAATAATACATTTATAATTTACAATTTACAATTTAATTTTCTTTACATTTAAGGATATAATTTTTATATCCTAATAAACTTCCATTTTGAAACATTATTAATTAAATCTGCTAGTTTTATTTCCATGTAATTAATAACTAAATTTATTCAGGAAAAGTTAATGGAGAATTATTTCCAAATAAAGGACCTTCTATAATAAATGCAGCTAAAAATCCTAAACTACAATAATATAAATATGGTATCATTATAAATGATATTAAAAAATATACAGAATTTTTAATACCCAAAATAAAAAAATATGCGGATCCAGATAATCAAATAAGGGTATAAAATACAAATAAAAATCTAAAAAATAAAACTTTTAGATTTTTCATATTTATTTAATATTTATTTAATATTTATTTAATATTTATTTATTTAAAATATTGGAAAACAAATCTAAATTTAAATAAGAATACATTTACAATTTAATTTTCTTTAGATTTAAGGATATAATTTCTATATCCTAATAAACTATACTCTGGAGGAACAGAACAAAATCCATTTGTTGCAAGGTATCCTGTACTATAAAATGGACATTCTGTAGAATCTATTACAGGATGGTCCCATATACCATTAGCTGTTTTACAATCTATTTCATTGTCTATTCCAGTAAAAGTATTAAAACACATGTATTCAGAATATTTTGGCGTTTCAACAGATTCTATTTTTAATAAAAATTCATCAAATTCTGGGCGATTATTAAATCTAGATAATTCTTTTTTTCCAGAAAGACCATTAAAATTATCTAGTTGCGTTACAAGATAAACTTTATTTGTTCCAAAAAATGTAACTGTTAAAAAATATTTACCCTGTGTTGCTTGAATAATTTCTGTATCATTTAATTTTTTATATAAAAAAAATGTATCTGAAATACCAGAATTGTTTATATTGTTTAGATAATTTGATCTGTTACTTTTTAATAAAACATTATTTATTTGATCCAAAATCTTTTTAAAATTAAAATCTCCCGTCATGGAGGATATTTGTTAATTTAACTTTTTAAAAAAATTAAATTTATTTTTAATTAATTTAATTAATTTAATTTACTAAAAAATAAGTTTATAATTCTTATTTTAGGTCTTCTTTTTAATTCTGTTTTAAAAATGTTTATCACCTTTTCTTTATTTTGGGAGTCTTTTGAGTCATGAGTATTTTCAAAGTATTTATAAAATATATTAGTATATTCTTTTAACTCTTCTGATGAATTTCCAGTACTTTTTGAGATTAAATCAATGGAAGCTTGAGATCTTGGATTTTTAAGGTCTTGTTCTTTTTTTTTTAATATTACTTAATATTTTTTTTGCTTTATTAAGAATTTTACGTTCTTCTTTCATATTTTCTATTAGTGCATCTATAAAAGTGTCTTCAGATGTCATTAATTTAATTTATTTTTTTAATTTAAAGTATTTTTAAAAAATTTAATTGCCATTTTTCAATACAGCCTGGAAAATTATATATTCTTGAGATTGATTTGCCTCTGAATTCTAAATTATTTTGAGTAAATTTACAATTATTATCAATTACAAATGTTTTGCATTCATTATAATTATAATTAAATGAATATCCTTCTATTGTTTTAATAAACTTATTAAACACAGGTGAATAAATATAATAATATTCGGATATTTTTTTATTATGATAATAAACTATAGGGTACAAATATCTATTTATAATACTTAGTAAAGTACAATTCATTTAATTTAATAATTTTAATTTATTTTAGAGCACAGATAATTTTAAATTTTTTAAATATTTTCTTCAAAATACTTAAAAGATTGTTTTGTATCTTTATTTTTATTAATAACATATAATGAATTTTCCATCTCCTATTATTAATATAGGCATTTGCTAAATAAAATCCATTTACAGTTTTCTCCAATCTTGTTTCATCCAATATACAAGAGCTTTAAATTTTTTAAAAAGTGCATCTTTATTTTTTTTAAATGAAATAAAAAAAGACATAATTACTTGTCAAATTTACTTTTCAAATTTTATTTTAGAGCACAGATAATTTTAAATTTTTAATTATATTCGTATATTTGTATACGTTTAGTTTTATCATTAAAAAAGCTCATTTTATGAACTTGAAATTCAATGTGATCAACAACTGAATTTAATAAAACAATTCCATTTATATCTTTATAATAATGATATTCATCATCATTTAATTTTAAATATTCTGGAGCTTTAAATTTTTTTAAAAGTGTATCATATACTTTTCTTTGAAAGTAAAACTTGTCTTTTTTTAAAATCAAATCAAAAATTTCTTTTGGAAATAACATAGTGTAATTTAATGTAATTTAATGTAATTTACTTTATTTATTCAAATTTAAGTCTTTTTCTTTCCAGACTTGTCAGATTTCTTTGGTTTTTTAGGTTCTTTAGATTCCTTTGCCTTTACAGCTGGAACTTCTGAAGTTTCAGGAATTTGTTTCTCGACAATTTCAACCTTGATAAAATGAGGAGACAAATGTTTTTGAATATTTTGCCAACTAAATCCAAGAGTATCAGGATGTTTTGAATCAATAGCAAAAATTGGCTTTCCCCCAAACAACTTTAAAGTGTCTTCACACAAATGAGCATTAATAATATTACCTTGCTTTAACCCCTTTTCTTCAAAAATTTGAGAAAGCAATTTTGATACAGTACTTCTTGCAATTTCTGTATCAGATGGTAAATTTAAATAACTGCTAAGTTCTAAAGAAATTGGCATAGGTTTAACAATACCTGATTTTGTCTTGTTTTTCTTTGGACTTAATTTTCTATTTCTTTTTTCCAACTTTTTAATTTTTAATTTAATTTCCTCCAAACTGCTTTTTAATTGAACCAATTCATTTAAATTGTCTTCAAGTTCCTTAATTTTACGTTCTTGTTTTCTAGTTTCTTTTTCTTCCTTGGTTAACAATACCTTCTTTGATTTTACGGCTGTAGTTGTGATTTCTTGGGATTCTTGAGAGTTAACAATTGTAGACATGTTAATTAAATATATTATTATTTATTTAAAGTGATTAACGAGAATTTTGCTTAAATAATAAATTTTATTATTTAAGCAAAATTCTTTTGAAATAGCTAAATTAAAAGCAAATTATTTTAGGAATAATTTAGAACAATTATGTAAGATAAAAGAAAATTTTATTTATTATTTGGATGACGATTGTCCATCATTTCAAATACTGATTTTTATTCAGATACTTATGACATTCCAAACTGTGGAGACATTTTAAAAAGTATTAAAATTTATGGAAAGTTTGAATATGCCAATCTTGTTCATCCTTGTTTAAAATTTGATAAAATATTAAAACAAAATACTAATATACTTCCATTTGAATATGGAATACCTGCAAAAAGCATTAATTCCCTTTATTTAAGTGTTGAAAAAATTACGTCAAATATAGTTGTTGTAGCAGAATATCTTTTATTGGATGACATTTTTAAAAAAGTATTAAAATTATCTTGGATTATAATGGAATTAAATATAAATGCACAACTGATTTTCTCGTTTGAGATTTATAATTTAATTAATAAAGAATATTAATATAAAATATGGACTTTTTAAATTCTACTACATTAATTTCTGGAAGTATTATTTTAATAATTTTTGTAATTGTATATAATTTATTAGGAGTACTTCAAACGCTTACTGGAAGAGTACAACAATTAGATGAAAAAATAACACAACTTGAACCAAATTGTAATTATAACTGTGAACAAACTTATATTCCAGAAGAATGGGACAATTTTCCAGAAGAAGAATTAGAAGAAGAAGAATTAGATGAACCCGAAGAAGAAATCGTACCAGAACCTATTAAACAAAAAACAAAGAAACCTAAAAGTTCTAAAAAGAAAAAGGTAGAAATTCAAGAACCTGAACCAGAAATAAACCCAGAACCTTATTTAGAAGAAATATTTTAATTTGGGTACTGAAAGATACTTTTTGGGTAAAACATGTGTATCTGTTTTTAAAAACAATTCCAAAGGATCTTTTTGAGTCATTATTATTATTATTACTAAATAAATTAAAATAAATTTTAAAATAAATTTTCATAAATTTTTATGTCAAAACTTTATGAAAATTTTGATAATACATGTAAAAAAATTGAAGAAGCAACAAAAAAAGTGTTGACATCTGATATTAAAATAGATATTGCTAAAAAAATAACACAATTTAATGGAAATCAAGAATCTGTTGTGGATTATTTTATAAATGAATTGTCAACAAAAACAATAAGGGGTATCATTGATACTAAAACAAATATTGTTTCTTTAAAAGACTATACAGAAATTTATTTAGAATCTTTGGTATTTGAATTAAAAATTAATAATATAACACATTTAATTCAAAATATTCAACCTGGTTATTATAATATTAAAACAATGTCAAAAGAATTGGATTTTTTAAAGATTCCATTTAGAGTAGTAGATTCCGAAAAAAAGATAGTTATAATGGACATTGAAAATGTGGAATTATTCAATTTTTTTCAAGAATTTAGATTTATTAATAGATTTCATTATATTACAATTATAATACCTCAATTAAATTGGAAAAAGGAGATACCTATAAAAAATAATTCTTTTTTTCAGTTTAAAATTGATGAAACCATAAAAATACCTAAAAGTAGCATTTTAGAAACGAAATTGAATATTTTATTTACTGTAGGAGAAACACAATTAAAAGCAACGGAAATATTTTTTAATTTAGTTTACGAATTAAATTGAATTTAAAACAAATCATTTAGTTTTAAAATTATTATATTACGAAAGTACACGAACTTATTGATTATTACAATAGTTTTCAATTTAAAGAAATGATAGTAGAGTTAATTAGAGACATATTTGCTGATGTTCCAGACCATTTAGAAGTATATAAAATTGGATTATTAAAATCTAAACACCCAATTATAACTATTTCTAGAGAAAATATTCCTAAAACTAAATAACAAGAAATTAAAATGTTGAAAGAAATTTGCAAAAAACATTATTTTGATATTGAAAAAGTAAAAAATTCTTTTCGTTTTTAAAAAATTTTAAATTTATTGTTATCTAAAAAATAAAATTTTTAACTGTATTTTTACATATTATAAATAATTATATTAAATAATTTTTTCTTTATTACTTTGTTTTCTTCAGAAATAGGTAGTTTTATATCTTCTATTTTTACTTTTGTTTCAATGTGTTTTAGTAAAGCTTTTTGTTTTCTTAGTTGTTCGAATGTAACCATCTTATTTTTACTTTAACTTTAAAATGTAAAAATTTAATTCTAGATTAAAGTTAAAGTTAAATTTATGAAGCGTTTACTTTATAAAAACAAAAATGAAGAATTGGTGGAATTAAGAAATAATGAATATATTTATTCTTATAATGGTTGGTTTAAAAAAATACGAATATTTTATCTATACAAAAGATAAAATAAAAAGTGTATATAAAAATAAAAATAATGAATTTATAGCAGAAAGTTCTAGACATGTCTGGAATTTAAAAGAATTTAGTTATCTAGACAAAATAACACGTTTAAAAGAATATACAGATATATACTCTATTTTAGATTATGAAGAATTGCATCCTTTTAAATAATACAGCACACTCTGTATGGAAATTCTTAAAAATAATTTAAAAGAATGTAAAGCAAACAGATATACTGTATCATCAGATTGGATGAAAGATCAATATAATTACAATTTATTTATTACAGAAAATCCAGACAAGTTGAAGACAATTATCAATTATATTTATTATGGTATCCAATTAAATGATAAAATTGTACATGGTAAATTAAATTGGTTAGATGATTCTTATATAAAAAAAATGAATGAAATTTTTCAATTATCTCCAAAATTAGATAAAGATATTATAGTTTATAGAGGTATTTCTATAACTCCAGATAAATTTGATATAAAACAATTTGATAAAAGATACGTCAGTACAAGTTTATTTAAAGAACAAGCAATGAATTTTAGTGGAAAAAATGGAATTTTGATGGTTATTAAATTAAAAAAAGGCACTTCAGCTTTAATATGTTTTACATTTTCTACAGAATTTAAAAATGAAGCTGAAATATTATTACCAAGAAAACTTAAATTTAGAATAACTAAAAAAAGTCTAGAAAATGATCTAAATATATATAATTGTAATACTATTTAAAAAATGTAAAAATTTATAAAAATATTTTTTTAAATAAATAAAATACAAATTTAAATGCAAATAAGAACACGAAAATACAAATTTAAACACTCTGATTTTATTCGCAAAATTTTATTTGAATGGTATTCAGATTATCGTTACAGCTATAATAAAGCAACTTGGATTTCTAATGAATCTACATGTTTTTATTCTGGTTACAATCTTATCAATTTGATTGTACCAACAAAACAAAGTGTAAATGATCACATCCCTTGGATAAATAAAACACCTAGTGCTTTAAGACAAAACGCAGTTCTTCAATTTGATAGTAACAAAAAAGCTTGCTTTAAAAATTTAAAGAATAAAAATATAACACATTTTACTACACCTTTTATGAAAAAGAATAGTAGATGGTGTATCAATTTACCTGCAGGGTGTATTAGAAGTATTAAAAACAAATATATTAAAATATTTCCTACAAAAACTAAAGACTATAAATTTAGATTGACTAAAGAACTCCCAGATAGTTACATAGGAAAAAAATTGCCTTTTCAACATAAAATATATTTTGATGGACTAAATTTTTGGTTACTTTTAGTTGAAGAAATACCTGAAAAAAATTCTAAAAAAGGTATTTGTTCAGTTGATCCAGGAATAAGAAAGTTAGTAACAGTTTACAGCAATAAAACTTTTAAATATTTTGGTAAAAAAGAATATTTAAATTTAAAGAAAATTGTTAAAAAAATAGAAAAGTCTAAAAAGAATAAAAGGTTGAAATTATTTTTAGAGAATAAAAAGAAGAAAATTTTAACTAATCTGTATCATCAAATTAGTAACTATTTATTGAAGAATTTTAATAGTATATTGATTCCGACTTTAAATGTTAAACAATTATTAAAATTAAAAAAAATTAATAGATGGTATAATAAAATGATACTAAGTATGGGAGTTTTAACTTTTTTAGAGAACTTGAAAACCAAAAGTTCTTTGTATACTAATTCTACTATTTATTCTAATTCCGTAGAACACTACAGTTCTAAGATGTGCTCTAGATGTTGTACTATTAATTTCAAGAAAAATGAATCTGAAATATTTAGTTGTAGTAATTTTAATTGTAAATTAATAGAAGACAGAGATTACAATGCTGCTAAAAATATTTATTTTATGAATAAACATTTAGTTAAAACTTAAATAAAACACAACTAAACAATAGCCCGGAGGAGCCGCTATAGATATATAGTGTCTTTCTTATAAAATAGAAATTAATTTATACTTTTTTTTTAAAAAGTTAAATTAACTAAATATCCTTCATGAATATTCCAAAATTTAATAAATTATTTCAAATAAATTCTAATGGAAAAATAAAAGAATGGGAAATCAGTATTGTTGTCAATAAATTTAATTTTCCAGAAATTATAAAGGTTTATGGTATTCAAAATAGTAAAAAGGTTACTGTAAATAAAGTTATAAAATATGGTAAAAATATTGGTAAAGCAAATGAAACAACTTGTCTTGAACAAGCTATTTTAGAAGCAAATTCAGAATATTTAAAGAAAAAAGATTCTGGATATTCTGAAGATTTAAACACAAGAGTTATTTTACCAAAATTGCCAATGTTGGCAACTAAATTTATAGAAAGAGAACACGATATAAATTATCCATGTTTTTGTCAACCAAAATTAGATGGAATTAGATGTACTTTGGTAAAAGGAAAATTGTATTCTAGAAAGAATAAAGAATTTAATTTTATGAATCACATTTCTGATTTATACAAATTTTTACCAAATAATATTATTTTAGACGGAGAATTATATAGTAATAATATTACATTTCAACAAATAGTAAGTATTGTTAAACAAAAAAATAAAGCACCTTCAAAAGAAATTTCAGAAAAAATTAAATTTTGTGTGTTTGACACGTATGACAATTTAAATTTAAATTTAAATTTTATAGATCGTTTTGAATTTTTAAAAAAAAATATTGACTCAAAAAATTTGGTAGAAACAAAAATTTGTAAAAATAAAAATGATTTGGAAAGATATTACCATTCTTATTTGAATAAAGGATGCGAGGGTTTAATAATTCGTAATAAACTAGGAAAATATGAGTTTAATAAAAAATCCAAAAATCTTCAAAAATTAAAACCTTTTAAAGATGCCGAGTTTGAAATAATAGGATTTACTCAAGGAACTGGAATAGAATCTGGTTGTATTATATGGGAATGTAAAACTAAAGAAAATAAAACTTTCATGGTTAGGCCAAAAGGAACTCATACTGAAAGAAAAGAATTATATAAAATAGGTAAACAATTTATTGGAAAATGGATTACTATTAAATTTCAAGAATATACAGATGATGGAATTCCAAGATTTCCTACAACTTTACAAAATACAGTTTTTGGATACATCCGAGATTATGAATAAAGTTAAATAAAAAATTTTATTTAAAAAAAAAATGAAAATTTGTTCAAAATGTAATATAAATAAATTATTATCTGAATTTAATAAAAATACTAATAGGTGCAGGGTTTGTTTATCTTTGTATAATAAAAATTATAATGAAAATAATAAGGTAAAAATTAAATTACTTAATAAAAATTATTATGAAAAAATCAAGAATAGTGATAATTATATAAAGAAAATTCAAATTTATAGAGAAAATAATAAAGAGAAAATAGCATTTAAGTGTAAAAATTATTATGAGGATAACAAAAACTATATTAATAGTTTAAGTAAAATTTATAGAGCCGAAAATCCATTTATTGTTTTATCTTGTAAAACAAGATCTGCTGATAAAAAGAAAAATAGGAAACATAATATATTGCCTGATTGGATATTTAAAATTTTTATTCAACAAGATGAAAAATGTTATTATTGTAACATAAAATTATGCCTAGATATAGGAAAAAAGAAATATAATCAAATAAGTGTAGATAGAATAGATTCTAATATAGGACATTTAAAATACAATTGTGTTATATCTTGTATGTGTTGTAATTATATGAAAAATAGGAGTTCTATTCAACATTTTCTTTATTTTTTAAATGTATTAACTGGAAACAAAACAAGATATTATATTTGAACAAAAAATGAATGCAGGTTTTAAACATTTAGTTAATAAAAAATCAAAACAAGGAAATATATCCAAAGAATGGATATATAAACAACTTATAAACAACTTATAAACAACTTATAAACAACTTATAAACAACTTATAAACAACTTATAAACAACTTATAAA